CCGGGATCCCGGCGCGTTGTCAGTTGCATCGCTTTTGATTGCTAATTCCCTTGTTTGGGTTGCTACCACAGTGGATGGAGTACCTCGCGCTCAGCATGGTGTTTTCATTGGTGGCACGGATATGTTAACTAGTCTGCATTTCTTTACAAAGGACAGAGGCTATCTCGATGAAGGCACGATTGTTACCGTTAAGACTTCACATGGGTTGGAATTTTCTGATACATTCCAGCGAAAACGTTTGGTGCGTCTTGACGATGCCGATGCGGCATTGTATCGGTTTTCATATAATGCAACAACTTTTCGAGATATTACCAATCATTTCGTTGAAGCAGCTGACTTGGATTATTTGAAGTTGACCCCTGCTTTCCTCGTGTCGCGTCCTTGCGGAGAAGGACCTGTCCAGATGCGATTCACTAACAATTGTGTTCCGCGCACGGCTAAGACCGACGATTATAAGGTGCAATATGCACTACTCGACGGGGAGTTGCACGTTATGAATCTTGGTTGGAAATATGAGCTTCCAACCGCTAAAGGAGATTGTGGAGCCCCTTTATTAGCGGAGAATGTCGCGCAACAACGTAAAATTCTTGGCGTCCACGCGTGTGGGATGTTCGACAAGAGTTACGGATATGCGGTCCTTGTTTCTAGAGAGGAGGTGCTTAGCATGCGGCAGCTGCTTAATACCGTTGTTTTGCGCATGCCTGATGCAGCAATAAATCCTCATCCACAGATTGAGACCGTCACGGTTCAAGGGAGGATTGGCACTGTTAATGGTAATTGTGATGTTTATGGCGTGGTCGCACCTGTTGACTCTGTCAATCAGCCTTCAAAGCATAGTCACATGCCGTCCTTCATTCATGGTGCTATCTTTGCACCTTGTAAGTTTCCATCGGTGCTCACGCCTTTTGATGGCCGATCAAAGGTTCCAGGTGTTTCTCCATTGTTGCTTGGCGTGCAGAAATACCTGCATAAGGTGCAACCCTTTGATAATAGTTTGTTGGAATTGATTCGTGCGGAGTTTGTTGATACTTATCGTGCGCTGCCTTGTCATGGACCTTTCCGAGTTTTAACGACGCGCGAAGCTGTTGGTGGGATGCCTTATCCATACTTTGAAGGACTAAACATGCAGACATCCGCTGGGTATGGCTATCATAAATATCCAAAGCCTCCACATACAAAGGGGAAGAGTTGGATGTTCGCATTGCAGAGTGACGGGCGTTATGATGTCACATTTCAGCCTCTCAAAGATGCAATATCTTATCGTGAGAGTGAAATGCGTCAATTGCGCCAGGTGCCGACTCTGTGTGCTGCTAGCTTAAAGGATGAGTTGCGAAAAATTTCCAAGATCGAGGGTTCTCTCACCCGTTTGTTTGCTGTCTTGCCAGTTGACGCGACTATCGTGTTCAAGAAGTACTTTGGTGCTTTTCTGGCGATGGCAATGCAGAATCACCGTGTCACATCTAGTGCTGTTGGGATGAATCCTGAATCCCTTGATTGGGATGATATGGCTGATTGGTTGCTTGAAGTTTCACCTTTTATCTTTGATGCAGACTATGCTGATTGGGATGGTAGATATCCACCGAACGTGTTTGGGAACATTGTGTTGGGCATCGACGAGGTTTATAGATTGCGTGACCCTGATTGGACTGAAGAAGATCGCAATGTTCGAATAGGCACCGTTTTTGACGTGTCGCATGCGTATTACATCTTGCTTGACATTGTGATACGTTTAGCAATGGGTATAACCTCCGGATTTGCAGCCACATCATTTTTCAATTCATGTGGCAACGACGCTTTTCATAAGTATGTTTACATGAAGTTGGCGCCAGTTGGTTTGCGTAGTTTGTCGAGTTTCCGCGAGAATGTTCGGCTTAAAACATTTGGCGATGACGTGATAGTTGCTGTTTCACCTTTGGTGGTTTCGTTTTATAACCAGATTACAATTTCGCAATACCTTGCATCTATGGGGCATATTTACACACCTGCAGCAAAGGACGGTGAGCTTAAACCTTACGGAACGCTTGAGCAGGCGTCTTTCCTAAAGCGTGGCTTCGGAAAGAACGAAGTTGGACGATGGGTCCCATTGATGGATATGATGACGATCGCAGAGAACACTAACTGGGTCAAAAGAACCCCTCTTGGCTGGCGCTTGCAGACGCAATCAAATTGTAGCGAGGCTCTAAAGTTCATGTTTTTCTATAAGTATGATCATTTTTCTTGGCTAAGGTCACGTATTTTTGAGGAGTTTGAGAAGCGAAATGCTAGTTGTATCCTCCCCAGTTACAATGATTGTGCGGAATGGTATACGGCATCAAATTTGAATACAGTGCAGGTGCAAGGACTTGGTGATCGCGACAATCGCGTCACTTTGGGATTTGATAGTTTCTGTTCTGTTTGCTTGCGACCAGTTAATCCTACCTTCTTTAGTGTTATGCCTGCATCTAGATCTATTGGTGAACAGATTTTGCACAACATGCAGTGCGTGTGTGTGGAGGGAGCAGTCCTTTGCCACACATTGAATTGTGTTGCCACGCAGACTGATATACATGTCGTGCACACAAAGTTTAAGTCAAAATATGAGAAAATTTTGCCATTTCAG